AGTCGTATAAATCTTTCTTACTAAACTGTAAAAAACCTACTACATCGTTATGTATCTTTTTATCTACAGCCCAGTCAAACCAGTCATTAAAATTAACTGCAAGTTCTAAGTGGATGAAACGGTTTGCTAACGGAGCAGGCATTCTGTAAGTAACACCTTTGTCTGCTTCACGGTTACCAGCCGCAACAATCATTACATTGTCTGGCAGTTTGTATGCTCCAACCTTACGGTTAAGAATAAGTTGATAAGCCGCCGCTTGTACAGCAGGTGCCGCAGAGTTCATTTCGTCTAAGAACAGTACAATATTATCGAACTGTGCCGCAAACTCTTCGCTTGGTAGCTCAACTGGAGGAGCCCATTTCATTGTGTTATCATTAGCGGCATAATAAGGCATGCCTTTAATATCTGTCGGATCCCATAATGATAAACGAATGTCAATCAAATGTGATTTAGGTAAACTGTGAGTAATCTGTTCTACAATTTCAGATTTACCAATACCTGGAGGTCCCCAAAGAAAGATTGGACGCTTCTTTTTAATAGCGTGTGTAATTGATTTTTTAGCCTTATTAGGGCTTACGGTGCGTAGTGCTACATTTTCCATATTATATTCCTCTTGTGTTGTCATCAGTGCTAAGTTAATTTCTAACTATACATATAGTATACACTCTACAGAACAAAAGTCAACCACTAAGTTGCCAAAATGTTAAATTATTTTTCGTGTCGATTCATTGCTTTAGTAAGACCGTATTTACGTAGGTCTCCGCTAAACAAATGTAGTTCCATTGCTTTCTTTTCGCCTGTGACTACAATCGAATTATGGGTAAGGTAGTAAGGACAGTCAATAAACTTGTCTAAGAAGATAATGACTTGTGTTGTAAGGGGCATATCTTTTGGATACGGCACATCATATGTCGCAAGATCTATTTCGGTTAAGATATCAAAACCTAATTCAGTGAGACACAGTCCGCCGGACTGTCTAGGATTCTTCCACCATAAGGGCATAAACTCTTTAACTGATAAATCGTTTGATGTTTTGCCTAGTTGATTGAGGAAGATTTTGGTATAAGTCTCTTTCCAGTTCATATCTCTGTTTCTAATTCACCTGTTGATAACTTATATACCGCAAATTCGTCTGTATTAAACATGTCGTTTAACTTCTTTGCTAAGTTATGAGCGTGTCCGGGGTTAGAAAAAGATACCTTCTTATACTTAGGTCCTGGATAGTTTGTGATAGAGTTTAAACTCTTTAGGTTAAAAGGTTTGTTGTTGTAGAACACTGCCCAGATAGCATCGGCATCTAGAACTTGTTCAGCTCTATAAGTCTTTTTATCTATGTGTTCTAGCAATACGGTTGGTTTAGGCCTACTCATATGCGTATACTCCTATAATTATATACGCATATATTTATCTCTTTTTACAGTTAAGTATGTAGTTTACTTCCAGTCAGTTCCACCGTCTAATCGTACTTCAATGTCACTTCCGCCGCCACTATTTTCTTTAACGTATCTTTCTAGATCGCCTTCTAGTCTTGCCATTACTATACCTAGTGTATATGCAAGATTCTTGGCTTGTGTTATAGGAAGTTTAACTTCTTTAGAATTTGATAAATCTGCAGACTTAGTTTGCTGTAGAAACATCTGTATTGAAGAAGTGTTTAAAGGATCACTTGACATTTGCTTTACTCAACGCTGACTTCATTTCAAGATCTGTTTTAAACGGTCCTTGAAACTCGTAACGTTCTACAGTAAGTAGTTTAGGACAAAAGCTCTTTACCCAGCCTTTGTCAAAGTGTATAATGTAATATCCTGCACAATACAAGCTCTTACTCTTGTTACTTTTAGTAAACAATGGTAGTTTACGCTGTACATCTAGCATAGGATTGTAAGGATGTGTGCTTGTTGGAAAGTTATAAACTTCCTTCTCCGGCTTCTCTTCCGGTACATCTAGCACTTCACTAATCAGTACATTGTCTCCGAATGTACTCTTTAGTGCCTTTTTGCTGTCAAAATAAGTAGTTCCTGTAGGACCACTGAACATATACTTGTCTTCACTTATACTTAAAGTTCCAACTCGTACTCCTTCTTCTTCAAGAATCCAAAATTTATCTTTAAGAATAGTTTTTGTTTTTATCATTGTGGATACCTCGCTTGTAATGGTTCTGCAAAAGTTGCCGCCTGATCTGCAATACGTTGCATATCCCACTTAGCACAAAACTTCATAAGTCTCATACCAACTTGTGATACTTCTTTAGGCGTTGCATTTTCTGCAATCGTATTATTAATTATCTCTCTAATGTCTGCAGGTTGTGCAGTTAAGTCACATAGTGTAACATTACGTGTATAGTCATCTAGTACACGATGTTCAACACCTTCATGATCTACCCAACGCTGTAACATCATATTGTTCCAGTTGTAGCCTTTGCTATCTTTGTCTGCATATGCTTCAATAAGGCCTACTTTGTTCTTAGTGCCTTTTTTACGTACACCTGGAAATGCACTAAACACATTGTCACTAGTGTCACCACGCATACACTTTTCAAATAACATAAAGTCAGGCTCAGGTGCAGGCTTTTCTAACTTAGTCTTCTTGTCAATAACACGATCACCTTTCTTGTCAAAGTAACCTTCGTGTGTAATTGTAACGTCTTGTATGCCGTTGTATTGCTTTACATTAGGTGCAATAAGTTGTGCAAAGTCACCGTCAGTACTAATAATAACATGATTGTCATTAGGGTGTGATTGTACCCAACCAGCAATAAGATCATCTGCTTCTAGTTGCGGATGACGCATAACAGTACAGTTAGTCTTCTCACTTACAAAGTTCTTAAACTCGTCGAAGATTTCCCAAAAGACTGTATCTTCTTCACTCTCAGTTACAGTCATCTTATCACGTGCAACTTGTCTGTTACGCTTGTAAGGTTCGTAAAAGTCTTTACGCCATGAACGACCTTCTAAACAAAACACAACATGATCAGCATCAAAGTCATTCCATGCTTTCTTAACACCTGCTAGTGTAATGTGTAGTGCCATACCTACTTTAGTATCAATGTCTCCACGTACAACGTGTCGAGCTCTAAAGAACGTATTTGCTGTGTCTACTAGTACATAAGTTGCCATATTATGAGCACCCCGATATACAAATTGATAAAATGTCGCCATTCTGTATGAACGCAACTAATAGTGTAATGCCTATAATTTCTAACATATTCTTGCCTTTGTGTAATTTATAGTACTATTGTAACACCAGATCTGGCTGTTGTCAAGCATTAAGATACTTCACTCTTACCTTTATCGATAGGCACTACGTTAATGTAGCCCATATCTCTATCTGGGTCTTCGCCATCTTCTTGAAGCATTTGCGTTACAATAGTTTTAAACCACTGATCAACAATCTCTTCGTTTGACTCACCACTATAACCTGCATCAAGTAATTGTTCAATAAACTCATTATTCCAATCGAGCTCAAAGAACCCGTTTCGAATATTATCTTCATTTACTTGTGTATCTAATACTGCTACCCAGGGTTTACCTGCCTTAGTAGCAACTGCCTTTTCGTTTTCTAATGCTGAACGTCTAACTTCTTCTGACGTTGGCTCTTTTACTTCCGTATCAGTGCCAGTTTGCATTTTTACTAGTTTATTCCACCATCCCATAATTTACCATCCTGCTTTTCTAATGCGGTCTTCACTAATAGGAGCCTTCATAGCCTTTTCGTGTTGCGCATTTTTATATTGTTGTTCTTTCACTTGATCAAGTGCCCCATGCATTTCCGAATAAGGATATGTGGAGTCTTGGGGTAAATCTCCATCCTCTTTCCATACACGCTTCCGCCACGTCTTTAACGTTGAGGGTATACTCTTCAGAGCGTCCACCCAACGGCATAAGATATACTGGACATTCCACCCCGGCACTTTTGTAAGCGTCCACAGCCCTTGTAACTTCGTCAAAGTCGTCATTAGTAGCCACAACAAACTTAAGATAAAGTTCACTGCCGTCAACAAGACTATACTCACGAGCAATATCAGGCTTAATAGCAGTTTCCCAAGGTTCTCCTGAGACACTAAGTTTTGGGGAACAACTCCAAGTGACTTCAAATCTATCTTGATTGCTAAGATACTCGTAGAAGTCGTTGTGTAGAGGTTGCGTAGTGTTTGTTTCAAATGTAACATTTTTTAGATCCTGCATACGTGGATGCTCAAATAATTCGACGTACAATCGTTGCCACGCCAACAGTGGTTCGCCTCCTGTCATGATCAAGTGAATATCTTGACCATTACCCATTGTCCACTTACCTTCTGGGGTGAGCGACAACAAATGCTCAACTACTTCTTCAACTTCTGCTTGTTTGTTAAAGTGTTTGAACTCTGGATAAATGCTTGCATATGTATCACAGCCGGTGTGTATAATAGGCAAGTCATTAAAATCTTTAGTAGACTTGTGTACATCTTTTGCAATTAATCCAGCAACTTCTTCATTGTGGATAATGCCTGCTTCTTTTAATTCTGTTCGGTTACGTTTTTCTTCTGTACCAAAATTCATGCAACGAAAATTACAACCGAAAGTACGTAAGAATACACTAGGTACTCCTACAAACTTACCTTCACCTTGTACACTATAAAACGCTTCTGAATATCTAAGTTTCATGTTTGTGTCCTATCTATCACACGCATATGATTGTTGTAGTTTAATGTTATCCATAAACTCTTTCTTAGTACCTGCATCTTCCTTAAACGCACCTTTTAGTACAGTTGTTTGTGTAAGACTACTATGTGCCTTTACACCTCTGTTCTCAACACAACCATGTGTTGCTTGTACATAAACACCTAAGTGTTCTGCACCTGTTGCTTTTTGAATCTCACGTACAATGTCGTTTGCAAGTTCTTCTTGTAATGTACCTCGCATAGCACACCATTGTGCAATACGTGTATACTTACTTAAACCAATTAGTTTGTCTGATGCAATAATACCAATGTACGCTACACCTCTAACTATCTGGTGATGATGTGAACACATACTTGTAAGTTCACTACGCACAACTAACATACCTTCATAACGATCATCGCTATCATTTGGAAATGCTGTTGCAGGCGGCATTGGTTCATAACGTCCCGCCATTAGTTCATTGATATACATCTTTGCAAGACGTTTACCTGTACCGTTACTGTTAGGATCGTTTTCTGTATCTATTACAAGACCTTGTAATACGTCTTCAAACTTAACAGCAAGCTCGTCAAT